GTTGATTATACATCAATACTTGCTGATTCTAAATTTTTTAATGATAAAGATATGGTACCAACAGATGTACCTATGATGAATGTGGCTTTGTCAGGTTCAATGGACGGTGGTTTAGCACCAGGGCTTACAGTATTAGCAGGTCCATCTAAACATTTTAAAACATCATTTGCTTTAATTATGGCAAGTGCTTATTTAAAAAAATATGATGATGCTGTATTATTATTTTATGATTCAGAGTTTGGTTCGCCACAAGCATACTTTGAAAACTTTGGTATTGATACAACAAGAGTATTACATACACCAATTACAAACGTAGAAGAACTTAAGTTTGATATTATTGCTCAGCTTGAAGGACTGGATAGAAATGACAAAGTTGTTATTGTTATTGATTCAGTTGGTAACCTTGCTTCTAAAAAAGAATTAGATGATGCGATAAATGAAAAATCTGTAGCAGATATGTCAAGAGCAAAAGCTTTAAAAGGTTTGTTTAGAATGACCACACCATATTTAAATATGAAAAACATTCCACTTATTGCAGTTAACCATACGTATCAAGAAATTGGTTTATTTCCAAAAGCTGTAGTTTCTGGTGGTACTGGTATTTACTATAGTGCAGATAACATTTGGATTCTTGGTCGTCAACAGGATAAAGTTGGTACAGAAATTAAAGGTTACCACTTTGTGATTAACGTAGAAAAATCTAGGTATGTTAAAGAAAAGTCTAAGATACCTATCTCTGTTAGTTGGGACGGTGGTGTACAACATTACTCTGGTTTACTTGATGCAGCTTTATCTGGTAATTATGTTTCGAAACCGAGTGTAGGTTGGTATTGTAGAGTAGATAAAACTACTGGTGAATTAGTAGATCCTAAAGTTAGAGAAAAAGATACGCTCAACAAAGACTTCTGGACACCAATAATAGAAGAAACTGATTTTAAGCAGTACCTAACTAATAAGTACTCAATACTTAATAATGTTGATAGTTAATGAAAGAAGGTGTCGACTATCAAATTATTCCAGACCGATCAGATGATCAGGCTTGGAATGTCAGAGTACTCAAAGGACCATACACTGAAACAGTTCTTAAATACGGTGTTGTTAAGTTTAATGAGATACCAAAAAACATGTCTTTTAATTTTAGTATCGTATATACACCAGATACGGAACTAAAAGTAGAAGACTTAAATCTTCAAGACTTCGCTGGTCATATGCTTGAAAAGATTATGGCTCAAGGTATTGAAGAAGGAAGCGTTATAACAAAAGAGGTAGAAAATGCAAATCACAACTAGTCAAAGATTAATATTATTAATGGATGAGATATCCATTGCAAAAAGTAAACTAATGCCAGAGGATACTGGACATATTCATACTTCAATAAGCTACTTAGAAAGTAGAGTTGATGAAGTACAAAAACAAATTGATGAGGAATTAAGAAAAGTTGCCTATGCCTACTAATTTAGAACAAACCATATTACGAAATCTTCTTACAGATGAAGATTATATGCGCAAAGTTTTACCGTTCATTAAACCGGATTATTTTGCTGGCATATACAGAATACTATTTCGTGAAGCAGGTAAGTTTGTTGCTAAATATAATAAGTTGCCAACGTCAGAATCATTTAAGATAGAACTCGATCAGTCAGAAAAATTAAGTGATGAACAATATAACCTAGCCATGGATATAGTTCCTCAACTGTTTACAAACGAAAAAGTTGATAACAAATGGTTACTTGATACTACTGAAAAGTGGTGTCAAGACAGAGCAATATATAATGCTATCATGGAGTCAATATCAATTATTGATGGTAAGCATGAGCAGTTAACTAAAGGCGCTTTGCCAGATTTATTAAGTAAGGCACTTGGCGTTGGCTTTGACTTAAAGGTTGGTCATGATTATACTGAAAATGTTGAGGAAAGATATGACTTCTATCATACAGAAGAAGACAGGCTTCCATTTGATTTAGAATACTTTAATACTATTACTAAAGGTGGCGTTCCACGTAAGACTCTTAATATTGCTCTTGCTGGTACCGGTGTCGGTAAGTCTCTCTTTATGTGCCACGTGGCTGCAGCATCTCTAGTGCAAGGTCACAACGTCTTATATATTACTATGGAAATGGCCGAAGAAAGAATAGCCGAAAGAATAGATGCTAACTTATTAAACGTACCAATAGATCAACTTGATAAACTGTCGAAAGATATGTTTACTACTAAAGTAAATGATATCGCACGTAAGACAACCGGTAAATTAATAATAAAAGAATATCCAACTGGCTCTGCACATTCTGGTCATTTTAGAGCTTTACTTAATGAACTTAAACTAAAAAGACAATTTGAACCAGACTTAATCTTTATTGATTACTTAAATATATGCGCAAGTTCTAGAATGAAAGGAATGGGTGGTGCAATTAATTCATACTCTTACATTAAAGCAATTGCTGAAGAATTACGTGGCCTTGCGGTTGAGTTCGAAGTACCGATCTTCTCTGCAACGCAAACGACTCGTTCAGGTTATTCTAACTCGGATGTTGGCCTTGAAGATACGAGTGAGTCTTTTGGATTACCCGCAACAGCAGATCTAATGTTTGCATTAATATCTACCGAAGAATTAGATAAACAAGGTCAGTTTATGGTAAAGCAATTAAAGAACAGGTATAATGACCCTACACAGCATAAAAGATTCGTTATAGGTGTCGATCGTAGTAAAATGCGTTTATATGACGTAGAAGAAAATCAACAAACTTTAACCGACGATACACCAGTTTTTGATAAGACACCAACTGGTCAAAGATTTAAGGACTTTAAATTATGAGATTATATTTTATTTTAGGAATATTAGTAGCAGCTTATTTGTTTATTTTTGGACTAGGAATATTTAAAAATGTAGAAGCAGGCGAATGGAACGAAAAGCCAATTATATGTGAACAAAAAGAAGTATTTGAAAAAGTGATGGTTGAACAGAAAAAGATACTTCTTGGCACCGGAGATTTGCTAGCAACTGTTAGAAAAAAAGAAGGACTCAGTGATATACCAGCAGTGTTGCCAATGCGATTATACATCAATCCTACAACAAACGAATGGACAATAGCCGAATATCATAAAGACTATAACAGTATGTGTATTTTAGGCTTTGGAGGAAATTGGCAAATACTAGGAAATAAAATATAATGTTTTACGATATAGAAAAATTAAATGAGTTAGAAAAAGTAGTTAGTGATAACTTAAGTACAGCTGATTGCTTAAATAATAGTACTGATATTAAAAAGTTAAGACCAATCTGGATAAATTATAGAACCGATATGCCAAACTGTTTAATGGTAATAAGAGAATATAAAACTTTATTAGAACAATTGAAAGTAAAAAATGATAGCAAAACTAATATCTTATAGTAAACCGTCTGAATTTAGGATTTGGAATACTCGAGAAAATTCTTCTAGAGATAGTCTTGTTTTAAATAGTCAAGATTTAATAGCTTACTGTGCAAGAGTTTCAAATCCATCTAATCAAAATAATAGTAAAACTTCTGATAAGTTGTTAAAATACTTAAGTAAAAATAAACATTGGTCACCGTTTGAAATGGTAAGTGCTTGTTTAGAAATCAATACTACAAGAGATATTGCAAGACAAATATTAAGACACAGAAGTTTTAGCTTTCAAGAGTTTAGTCAAAGGTATGCTAATCCAGTTGACGAACTTGAATTTATTACTAGAGAAGCGAGATTACAAGATGATAAGAATAGACAAAATAGTATCGAAGTTAATGACCGATCTTTGCAAGAAGATTGGGAAAGACAACAAACAAGAGTTATTGAACTTGCAAAAGAAGTCTACGGAAATGCAATCAAACAAGGTATCGCTAAAGAAGTGGCCAGGTCGGTCCTTCCTGAAGGAATGACAAAATCAAGACTATATATGAATGGTACAATACGAAGTTGGATACACTTCATTGAATTAAGATCTGCTAATGGTACACAAAAAGAATGTATAGAAGTTGCGTATGCATGTGCTGAAGCAATATCAAAAATATTTCCAATGATAAATGATTTCATAGATGATGCTTAGTTTTATCAAAGAGTTTTTGTATTATTATAAACTTTATGTTCCTAAGTACGGTTGGTTGTGGAGTATCGGTTATGCAAGATTTAACGCATTGCATCTTAATAGAGACGGAACATACAAACATAAAACGCCAGGAGGTTACAAATGACAAATAAGTATACACAAGATATGACAGGAACTGGTGATCATGTAACTTTACCAGAAGAGCCTAAAAAAATATATGAGTCGCCCGATGGTGGTAAAACAGTATATGAAAGAAATTTTGGTGAAACTGAACGCAGATTGGTTGATGATGATCCAGAACCAGAAAGATATTATGAT